CGACGAGTCGAGCATCCTGAAGGCCTACAGCGGCGTCACGAAGCGCCGGCTGCTCGAGGCGTTCGCGCACACGCCGTACCGGCTCTGCTGCTCGGCCACGCCGGCGCCGAACGACCACCTCGAGCTGGGCAACCACAGCGAGTTTCTGTCGGTGTTGTCGAGCCATCAGATGATCGCCCGCTGGTTCATCAACGACACCAGCACCTTTGGCACCTACCGCCTCAAGGGGCACGCCATCGAGAGCTTTTGGGATTGGGTGTCGAGCTGGGCGGCCAGGTACGCGCCGAGCGCGCCGAGCCGTTGATCGTCTGGACCGAGACCGACTACGAGGCGGACGCCATCATGCTGGCGCTCAAGGGCGAGGACGTGCGGGAGCTCCGCGGTCCCGATTCGCCTGACCGCAAGGAAGAAACGCTCGAGGCGTTCTCGCGCGGCGACCTGCGCGTGCTCGTCACGAAGCCCAAGATCGCCGGGTTCGGGCTCAACTGGCAGCACTGCGCCCGCGTCGCGTTCGCTTCGGCGACGTTCAGCTTCGAGTCGTACTACCAGGCGATCCGGCGTTGCTGGCGCTTCGGTCAGACGCGCCCCGTCGTCACGCACATCACGATGGGCTCGACCGAGCGCGCCGTCGTCGACGTGCTGAACAGCAAGCGCGAGGCGTTCGAGCAGATGCGCGACTCGATGATGCAGGCGGCGCGGCGCCGTCAGCACAAGGCGGCGGAATCAGGTGAATACTCGCCAACGGTGCCGATGCGGCTGCCGTCTTGGCTCAAGTCGGAGGCACGAGCATGAACGAAGAGTGGCGAAGCTTCAGAGAGGGCACGTACGAGGTTTCGAACCTCGGCAACATTCGGCGCGCCGTGCCGGGGATCTCGACCTACGTTGGGCGACCGCTGCTGCCAGCGCATTCGCCGACTGGTTATGCGCACGCGGCATTCACAATCGGTGGAAAGCCAGTGCGCGTCTACGTGCATCGCATGGTGCTCGAGGCGTTCGTGGGTCCGTGTCCGTCGGGACACGTCGTGAACCACCTAAACGGACAACGTTCGCCACGCCTTGGCACGTCCTCGCCGGCGCGGACCAAGCAAGCCAAAAGCGCCGCTAAAGGGGCGGCCTAAAGGCGATGAGCACTGGTCGCGACGCAATCCAGAAAAGGTCGCCCGCGGCGAGCGTGGCCACTCCAAGCTGACCGAGGAGCAGGTACGGACCATTAAGATCGCGCTGGGCCAGGGAGAGGCGCAGAGCGCGCTGGCCAGGCGCTTTGGCATCAGCGTCGCGCAGATGTCGCGCATCGCTCAGGGCAAACGCTGGGCGCACGTCACGGAGGCAGCATGATCCAAGTTTTCGCACAGGAGCAGGGCGATGGGTGGCAGCTGTACAACGGTGACTGCGTGCAGGTCGCACGCGGTCTGCCCGACGACTCCGTTGGTTTGGCGGTATTCAGTCCCCCTTTCGCATCTTTGTACACATACGGCCCGTCGGAACGCGACATGGGCAACTGTGCCAACGACGCAGAGTTCATCGAGCACTACAGCTTTCTACTCAAGGAGCTGTACCGCATCTTGCGACCTGGGCGGCTCGCGGCCGTGCACTGCAAAGACCTCGTCAACTACGCGAACAGCTCCGGGCGCGCGGGCTTGCGCGACTTCCCGGGCGAGATCATTCGAGCGCACGAGCGGGCGGGCTTCACGTTCCACAGCCGGGTGACGGTGTGGAAGTGCCCGGTGACGGAGATGCAGCGCACGAAGGCGCACGGCCTTCTGTACAAGCAGCTGCGTACCGACTCGAGCTTCTCGCGCCAGGGCCTGGCCGAGTACGTGCTGCTGTTCCGCAAGTGGGCCGAAGAGGGCCAAGAGGTCGCGCCCGTCACGCACACCGAGGCCGACTTCCCGCTCGACCAGTGGCAGGAGTGGGCGTCGCCGGTGTGGATGAACATCGACCAGACGGACGTGCTCAACGTCGAGCAGGCGCGCTCAGACCGCGACGAAAAGCACATGTGCCCGCTGCAGCTCGACCTGATCGAGCGTTGCGTGAAGCTTTGGTCGAATCCGGGCGACGTGGTGTTCAGCCCGTTCGCGGGCATCGGCAGCGAGGGCTACGTCGCGCTGCGCGCTGGTCGCAAGTACTGCGGCATCGAGCTCAAGCCCGAGTACTTCAAGCACGCCGTGCGAAACGTCGGCGAGAGCAATCGCCAGCTCACGCTGCTCGACCTGATGCGGAGGGTCGGCTGAGCAACATGCCGAACGGCAACCAGCAGCAGGGCGGACGTGTCCCGCCGAGCAACCTCGACGCCGAGAGCGCCGTGTTGAGCGCCTGCCTCCTCGACCCGCGCGAGGTGCTGGACGACCTGCGTCAGGTGCTCAAGCCCGTGCACTTCTACGCCGACGCCAATCGGCGCGTGTACGAGGCAATCCTCGAGCTGGAGGCCGAGGGCAAGGCCGTCGACATCGTGATGGTGGCGGGGCGGCTGCGAGACCAAGGCAAGCTCCAACAGGTCGGTGGCTCCCCCTACCTGGCGCAGCTGAGCGACGCGACGCCGGCCGTAGCCAACGTGATCGAGCACGCGCGCGCCATCGTCGAAAAGGCCCGCGTGCGGCTTGTGATCGCCACGTGCAACAAGTATGCAGTCGAGGGCTACACGGACGTTGGCGAGCCGCAGCACTGGGCGCAGAACGTCGCCCAGGCGCTATCTGACATCGCGGCAGCCGGCGAAGAGCGCGAGCCACCCGAGTCGCTGGCCGCGCTGGTACCACGCGAATTCAACGCGATCCGCGAGCGCGCGGCCCTCAACATCGAGCTGAGCGGGCTCGACACGAAGCTCACGGAAGTGAACCGCATCACCGGCGGTCTCCTCAGCGCGAAGATGCACTGCGTAGCGGGGCGCCCGGGCATGGGAAAGACCACCTACGCGCTGCAGCTGGTGCTGAACACGGCCGAGCAAGGCTTGTTGGCCATCTTCGGATCGGCCGAGATGACCAAGGAAGAGCTCGTGCGCAAGCTGCTCTCGATGGTCGCGCGCGTCGACCACTCGCGCGTGAAGTCGGGGAAGATGCACCACGACGAGTGGAAGCGCGTCGCCGAGGCCGCCAAGTATCTCGCGGGGCTGCCGATCGTCATCTACTACCAGCCCGCCATGACGATCGCGGCGCTCCGCGCGACCGTGCGCAAGCAGAAGCGCGAATACGAAGCCAAAGGCGTGAAGCTCGGTCTGGTCGCAGCCGACTACATCCAGATCTTCGACGCCCGGGACATCGTGACGTCGGACGCCAACCGTGAGCAGCACGTCTCCGAGATCTCGAAACGGCTCATGTGGATGGCGGGCGAGTTCGATGTGCCGGTGCTCGGCCTGAGCCAGCTCAATCGCGGCGTCGAAACCCGCGACAAGGCCAACAAGCGCCCGACGCTCGCCGACCTGCGCGAGAGCGGCGCCATCGAGCAGGACTCGTACACCGTGCAGCTCCTGTATCGCGACGAGTACTACAACCGCGACAGCCCCGATAAGGGGATTGCCGAAGTCATCGTCGCCAAGAATCGCGGCGGACCCACGGGCACCGCGATGGTGAAGTTCACTGGCGAATACGGGCGCTTCGACAACCTCGCGCCCGATGAGCCTCCGCCAGGCGCCGACGAATATGACGACCAAGCCGCCGCGTAGATCGCGACGGGGAAAGAGCAGCCATGTCCGAAGCAGCAGCACAGATTGACGAAACCAAGAAGCCGCGGATTTACCTCCACACCGTCGAGATCGACATCACCGACGAGGAGGCAGGAGCGCGCACCAAACACCTGCTCGACGTCCTGAACAAGATCGACACCATCGAGGCCGACAAGCAGAGCCGCATGAGCGACTTCAACAGCGAGCTCAAGCAGCTGCGCAAGGAAGCCGCGAAGGTGCGACAGGCCATCAAGATCGGCAAAGAGCGCCGCGACATCGAGGTGTACGACGTCCCGGAAGAGAAACAGAACACCATCCACATCATGCGCGCGAGCGACGGCAAAAAGGTCGACGAGCGCGCCATGACGCTCGAGGATCGGATGCACGCCGGCAAGTCGAAGGCCGAGGCCGAGAAGGCGCAGAAGGCCACGGAATCGCCAGCCGAGCAGGCGGCTGCCAACGACTCGGGCAAGCCCCCTGGCAAGGCCGACGCCGCCGGCAAGGTGACGCGCATCAAGGCCTCGGACGTGAAGAAGAAGCAGGCGCAGCGGGACGCGAAGGCCGCAGCCGATAAGGCGCGCGCCGCGGCAGACGCCAACGACGCCAAGAACAGCGACGACGGCAACGACGGGGAGAGCGAGTCGGCTTGACGCTCGCGCGCGTAGCCCTGGGCGCCG